CGCTCTTGTTCGCACGGATGCTGGCCAACCTATATTCCTTCATGGCCGGTCCTGGTTAAGGCAGCCTAGCAACCTAGACCCTCACTACAGGGTCTAGTGTGGTACGCTGTTAGTAGTGTACTAAACTGTAGGAGGAGAACATGGATACAAAAGAGCTGAAAAAAGAGCTGAAGCTGAAAAAGATAAAACCTAATGTGGCTATATCAAAAGAAACAGGATCTAAAGGTAGGATCCTGGGGATATTTAAATCTGGGAACGTTTTAGTCGAGGTGGTGTCCGCCAAAGGACACCACCGGGCCGGTGATATTCTGATATGGCCGAAGGACTACATTACCTAGACAGCCCAGCAACCTGAGGGTCTAATCTAGACCCTCAGTGTGGTGCGCTGTTGCACCGAAACCTAGTAGGAGGAGAACATGGAGAAAAATACCGCAAAAAATCTGCTAGAAACAGAAAATATGATAACAAACACAACAGCTATCGTAAACATAACACTCGAAGAAATCCTCTTAGCCAGTGATTACGACGAGGATGATGGTTTGGCCGACCTCAGAAAGCGCCTAACCTTCATTTCAAACTTGGCTTCCACGACGCTCGAGACCAAATCATCGGATAAATGGCTACAAATGCTATCGTACATCGGTATCGAGCTATCTTACAAGAGGGGTAAACGAGTACAAAACTAAACAGCTCAGCAACCTAGGCTCTTGGTTAGGAGCCTAGTGTGATGCGCTGTTGCATCTAAGTTAAGTAGGAGGAGAATATGCAATACGACCAGTTCGTAGAGTTCGCTGAGGTCATGTTCAAATCTGGTCTACCCTTCATGGTGGAAGGAGAGCCGGGTATTGGAAAGACAGCGGGGATTAGTCTGGCGTGTAACAACCTAGGCTACGACTTAGTTGTGTGTCAGTTGGCAGTACGCAGCCCTATTGAAGTAGGTGGGGTGCCGGCGCAAGCTAAACCCGCCACAGCCAAGAAATCAGCAGTATGGGACTTCCTACCCGTAGGTGATCTTCGACGCATCATCGAAGCAACACGACCTACCGTGTTCTTCATGGATGACTTTGGTCACGCTTCAACGGCAACAATGAACGCAGCTACGCACGTGTATGATGATCGCCGAGTTGGTGAACACGAAATAAGTTCATACGTGCGTATGTGTGCGGCCACTAACCGTACAGAAGACAAAGCCGGAGTTAATCCAATCTTGGAAAACGTCAAGTCCAAGTGGACTACTATTGTCCACTTGGAGGTCAACGTGGATCCCTGGCTACGATGGGCATGGAACTGCGACGACGTCGGTCTGCTAGACAGGAAAGAACCCATGCCGAAGATCATTCCAGCTTTCATAAGCTGGAAAAAGGATATGCTGATGGGTTTCAAACCCAAACCAGGGCTGGAAAACAGCAGATCACCTAGAACGGTCCATCACGTTGGTAAGCTATTGGCGGCTGGTGCCGTTACTGAGTTGAACGCCTTCGAGACTATCAGCCGGGCTACCGACAAGGGGTTCGCCACTGAGTTTATAGCGTTCCTAAAAATGTGGGCCCACCTTCCTGACCATGAGGAAGTTCTAGCTAATCCAGACGTTCTGGACAACATGACGTTCCAACGCTACAAATGGGACGAGGAAAAGAAAGGGGTTGTTCCAGATGGGATGGCTCCCATAAGTCAGAGACCAGACGTTGCCTATGCTCTAGTAACCTCCACAGCCGATATCGTGGAACCCGGAGATATGGGCAACTTCGTGAAGCTGGTTGGCAAGTTCCCCAAACCAGTAGAGGTGCTTGGTATGCTCTTGGTCAAGGATCGGGGGAACAGTCACCTCCAGACCCAAGCTTTCGTCGAGTGGGCTACCGAAAATCAATCGTACGTGATGTAACAACAACGTAGCAACCTAGGCTCTTGGTTAGAGCCTAGTGTGGTGCGCTGTTGCACCGAAACCTAGAAGTAGGAGGAGAACATGAAAATCCAACATGGTATCAAAGGTGATACACTTACAGTATATCACCGAGACTTGTCAATTAAAACCCTACGGAAAATTCAGCATGATCTTAGTAAATACGCACACCTGAAAGCGTATGCTAAGTTCTATTCTGACCTGGGTCAAGTAATAATCAAGCGTCGCGATTTTGAGGAGGCGGAAACCCCCCACAGAGAAGTAACAACCTAGACAGCCCAGCAACCTGAGGGTCTAATCTAGACCCTCAGTGTGGTGCGCTGTTGCACTATCTAGAAGTAGGAGGAGAACATGACTACTCAGAAGTCAACCCAGAAAGAAGTCACCCCTGGAGATCTTAGCACTCGGGCTATGTGTGCCCGGATACAGATCCACCGTTGGGGTGCTAGGAAGAACGATGACAGTACTTCCAGAGAAGTAGCACAGTCGAAGCACGCTAACCCAGATCTTGTCAGGGTTACGAAACAGCTTCTTAAGAGCACTGCTCTTGATGAGTTTCGCAAGGTCGCTCGACAGTGCAAAAAGACCCACAAATACCTCACCGTCCCTTGGGATGATGGGGTAGGGCTACTTCCCACTGAGAACTACCTCCGATACACAGAAGAAATCGGTGAGAAACGTCGCGAAGCGATGGGTATTGCCGATGAGTTCGTAAAGGAGTACACAGCTCAGTGGCAGAACGGTCTATCGGACTATCGAAGACAGCAAGAAGGTCTTGGGGACGTGTTCGACGAGAGCGACTATCCTGAACCGAAGTATGTAAAGGAAAAGTTCGGGATCGACGTTCGCCTTTACCCTATTCCTGACCCGAATGACTTTCGGGTAAAAGTCAGTGGAGATGTGGCGAGCACCTTGAAGACGCAAATGATGAAGGACTTTCGCAATGATCTTCAACAAGCGTCCCGGGTGCCCATCATCCGGCTCCACAAGCTGGTAAAGCACCTCCATGAAATGCTCCTGAACGATGAGGCTAGGCTACATGCCAGCTTGATAGGTAACGTCCAAGAGCTGATTGAGATCCTTCCAACCCTGAACATCTTCGATGATCCAGAGCTAAACAATCTGATCAAGCAGACTGACAAAACAATCTGCTCGGTCAGCGACATGAAGGCTCTGAAGAAGGATCCACTGTACCGTAAGGAGGTAGCAAAATCAGCTGCTAGCATACTGAAACAGATGAAAGGATACGTGTCATAACAACGTAGCAACCTGGGGAACTTAGGTTCCCCAGTGTGGTGCGCTGTTGCACCGAAACCTAGAAGTAGGAGGAGAAAATGACGATCAAAGTAGACAAAGGTATTCCCATACCCAAACCCCGTCAGGGAACTGGGTCAGGTTATCCTTGGGACGACATGAAAGTTGGTGATTCCTTCTTCATCCCAAATGATGCAGAAAATATGAACAACGTAGCTCACCAGAACAAACTGTCGTCTGCAGCACGTTCACGAAGAATGAACCACCCCAATGAAAAGTACACAGTCCGTGCTGTTAAGGGTGGTACAAGGGTATGGAGAATATCATGAATAACGCAGAAACAAAGTATGTCCGCTGCGCCACACGGTTGCTGCGGATGTACCCTTTCTGGGGAAATCTACTGCTCGGATTTGAGACTAGTCAATCGTCAGACGTCCCTACTATGGCGACTGATGGTACGCGACTAGTTTACAATCCCGAGTTCGTGGAAAACACACAAGACGAGCAAATCTGCTCCCTTCAGGCACATGAGTGCGGGCACAAGATGTTCTTAGATCACCTCAGGCGCGGTCGTCGTGACCCAAGGCTCTGGAATGTTGCGTGTGACTACCGCATAAACTACTATCTGAAGGACAGTGGACTGAAGCTTAGTGAAAAGTTGCTCTACGATGAGAGATTCCACAGATGGGGTTGGGATGCTGAAAAGATCTACGACTTCCTTGAACAAAACCCTGACGACCCCGCCAATAAGCAGTCCAAAGAAAAAGGTGGCTGCGGTTGCGGAGGTTTAAGGGACCACCAATCCCAATCAGAACAAGACGACCCCAGTGAAGGTACTGGTCCAGGTAACGGATCAGAAGATAGTGAGTCAGGTTCTGGAAACTCTCCTAGTGCCAACTTTGGTGAAGCCGAAGTAATGATGTCTGTAGCACAGGCACGTGCCTTTGCCAAGGCTCGAGGAAAGATGCCAGGATCCCTCGAAGAACTGATCGAGGAAATCCTGAACCCTAAAATCCGGTGGGAACAGGTGCTCCAGCGTTTCATGGAGTGTTGTTGTCAGGATGACTTCTCCTGGCAAGTTCCAGACCGACGTTTTCTGTATCTGGATATGTATCTTCCAGGTGTAGAAAGCGAAGGAGTAGATACTTTCACCGTGGTAGTAGATACCTCAGGGTCTACCATATCGTTCATGACTCAGTTCCTAAGCGAAGTCAGCAAGATCGCAAGGGTACTGAAGTTCAAGAAACTGTACGTAATCTACTGTGATACACGCGTACAGCACGTGGATGAATATGGTCCTGAAGACCTACCAATCAAACCAAGTCGTACTTACGGGGGTGGTGGCACCGACTTTAGGCCAGTCTTCAACTGGATAGAAGAACGCGGGATCGAGCCAAAGGGTATGGTATTCCTTACCGATACCTATGGTGCGTTTCCAACTGCGCCTACATATCCAGTTCTCTGGACTGTACCTAAAGACCTCCGAGTAGAAGTACCTTTCGGTGAGATACTGCGCATAGAGTAGGAGGAGAAAGTGAAAAACGAACAGCCGTTGGAAGTGATCCCAACGTACACAGGAACCACCGTGGCTAGAGGACCTTACGTGGTCATATCCTTTGATACTGAACAATGGATAAAACACCGTAAGACCTTCAAAAGGTTCTCCGAAGCTGAAACCTGGGCAAGCAAAAACTGCGAGGTAGGAAATGGTAACGGATACATGATCCTAGAGAAAGCAGAAGCTACTACTGACTATATCCAGTTCCAATTACAAGACGTATAGCAACGTAGCAACCTGGAGAGTCTAGGCTCTCCAGTGTGGTGCGCTGTTGCACTGAAACCTAGAAGTAGGAGGAGAACATGCTATCTACACACTTAAACCCAAATGGTGACAAAGTTCAATACGAACACGGTAACAGGGTTAGTCTCGGTGACGGGGTTAGTCTCGGTTACAGGGTTAGTCTCGGTGACGGGGTTAGTCTCGGTGATTGGGTTAGGCTCGGTAACGAGGTTAGTCTCGGTAACGGGGTTAGTCTCGGTGCTTGGGTTAGGCTCGGTAACAGGGTTAGGCTCGGTAACAGGGTTAGTCTCGGTAACAGGGTTAGGCTCGGTAACAGGGTTAGGCTCGGTGACGAGGTTAGTCTTGGTAACGAGGTTAGTCTCGGTGACGGGGTTAGGCTCGAAAAAGAAGACATAATCTGTGCTGGGAGAGACTTGCGTAGTTACGAGTTTATTGGTTATCGAGACCAAGATAACAGGCTAGTCATCTCAGCTGGGTGTCGTACGGGTCTGCCATTTAACCGAGCAAGCAAACACTGGGACCCAAAAACATATACTTCCTCCGGTGATATAAAAGACATCAATTGTAAACTCAATTATATCACGGCTGTAGCTAAACAACGCGGATGGGACCTTACCTGACGTAGCGCCTTGAGGCTCTAATTTCTAGAGCCTCACACGGTACGTCAGGTACCAATCTGAAATGTAGGAGGAGATCGATGACAGAACTTAGAACACGTCCCAGACTTCCTCAGAAAGTAAACCCACCATACCTAGATCCTGAAACGGAAAAGCTGTTAGAGATACCAGCCTTTCTGGATCGTAGAAAGTGGACAAAAGAAGACTGGGAACGACACGAAAGAGCTCGCGATGCTCTTATTAAAGAAATAAGAGCTATAGAACGTGCTGAATCAGGTATGGCAGCCCACGCTACCAAGCTCGCAATGGGTAGAGCAAAACGCTCTAAACAGCGAAAAATTCTACAACAACACCGAAAACGAGAACGCGCAACCCGTAAGGAAAAGAAACGGATAGAGCGTGTTCGCAAGAAATATCTTCACTCAGATCAAAACGATACCGTCTACAAAGAACTAGAGCGTGGATTTGATACCTCTGGTAAGATAACCAAGAGGGTAGACCTCACCTCTAAGGAAGTTAGACACGCGCTGCGTCGTCTAGTAAAGACTGGGCGTGCTGTCAAGCTGAGTCCTAGACGATATAAGGTCAACACTAGGAAAAGAAGTAGACTACCAGAAAAGTAGGAGAGGATCATGAAAGAGCGTCTAGAGGTATGCTCTGAGTGTGGAGGGGAAGGTGAGATTGAAGATGATTCACCTTTACATCCTGAAGGTCACAGGTTCAGAGCTAGACTACCTTCCTTGTGCCCTATATGTGAGGGTACAGGAGAAGTCTATGTAGAAATAGAAGAGGAGGATGAAGACTGACTCACATCTAGACCTGAGACTTACTATTCTCAGGTCTGGGTGGGGGATAGTCAAGAATTAAGATCAAGTCCCTCATTAATCTCCTCCTAAAACTTAGAGACTGTAGCCTTTTTTAGGTTGCAGTCTCTACTTTTGTTTGATGATTAGTCTTGTGCTTCCCTCGCGCGCGTATGCGCGGGTTGGTGTCACACCCCTACCTTACACCCCTTACGTAGTAAGGGGGTGAGTGTAGGTAGGGGTGTGCCACCCTTAACACTGGTGTGTTAAGAGCGCGCCCGCGCGTATGCACCCGCGCGAGAGGTGCCAGCTGTATTGATAACCAAGTAGACGAAACAAGATAGGAGGTGGTAGAGTCCTTTAAGGGGTGTAGCACGGTCCGTCCCTAACAAAGCTGACCTCAATGGTCTATCTCCTCCTAGCATTCGCCTGTAAGGTTAGCAAGACCGTGCATTATTTTAGACGCTGTATAGGAAGGTTGATAAGGCTCGCTTTCGTAATCGACCCTCTACTATAGGAGACTGGCTATGTCCCTAACTACTGCTGCTGATATCATCTTAGATCGAACTGCTTCCTATGCTCTTCTTGACCATGAGGAAGATGAATTTGATATTGATGAAGACGAGATCATATCTCGAAGACTCACTGAAGACGAATACTACAAATTAGGATTATCCCATAAGATTAAGGACCGCATCAATGATGTGTTCTTACTTGGATGTAATGGTGTTGCCATTAAATATGTGGTAGTATCTTTCTCCCAAAGTGGAAATGATAGACATTTAATAAACAAGGGAGTGTTCAATGCATTATGTGATCAAGACTGGGGAGATAATATGGTCATAGGTGTTCATGACCCTGGAGGTAACGAACTCAAAGTAGGTTTCGCATGTGTAAGTGATCTAGAAGAACACCGAAAAAATAAGAAACATGGGATTGAGATAAAGAGGTTCAAGACCGATGCTGTCATAATCCCCCATGACTACATTGGGTGGGATTGGATTAATCTAAAAAAGGACACTAGTCTTAAACTTGCCTTAAGCAAGGGTGATGAATTAAAACTGAAAGTAGGAAAGAAAAATACACATATACCACAAAGCAAAACGCGATCTACTACATCAACACTAACTGAACTTGTAACCAAGACCAAAACTAAGACCAAGTGTAGCAACAAGTTAGAAAAAACCACCAAGAGATTCCATACATTTGAAGACGTATTAGATTATTTAGAAATACCACCAGATAAAAATAATTATCCTGTATCTGCAAATGCGCACATCAATACTCTCAAACGGGATCTCCCCAAATTTGTATCAATAAGTGGTAAGATAGAAGTTGGTATCCAAATCTGGAACAAAAAATTCTTTGTCCGAAGAAAATGAAACAATTGAAGCCCCGTAGAAACCCTACAATGGTCCCACTTACCTTTTCCGGTATTCCCTACCCGGAAACCTTGAATCGACCCTCAGCGGGCTTCTATGGGGCTTCTAGGGGTATTCTAATCGGAGGTTAAACCCCCGAGATGTATAAGTACCGTGAGGATACGTCGTCCTCACATATTTACTCTTCGGCGTGACGAACCGAAGATTCTGCGGTCCCTCGGTCGGTTCCTCCACTTTCCGACCGAGGGGCTGCTCCAAAGTGGAGTACAAGAAATGAAAAAATCACCTCCCGATGCTTACCAGTTCCTTAATGCAATAATCGCAGAGCTTGAAAGTAGTCGTGGATCACCTGATGAAATGATGTTTGCAGGGAGTCGTCATCCCTGTCCTATCTGTAAATCCTCCGACGGTATAGCGGTCGATGTTGGTACGAGCGGAAAGATACTCGTACATTGTCATTCGACCAAGAAGGGTAGACACGATGAGGATATTATTTCCTGGTTAAAGGAAAAGAAAGTTTGGCCATCATCCAAAGACCTTAAGACCATTGGTGGAAAGGCGTGGCAAGAAGCACTAGAGAAACAAATCCAGCGACGTATTAAACAAGCCACCTACATTAGACGCGCTGCCAAACGTAGTGGAAAGAAACCAAAGACATATCTTAAGAACCGAGGAATTAGGATCGTTCCGAACAACTCCTATCTAATCCCTAAAGGCGCCCCAGTAAAGAAGATCGATAAACGAACTGGACTCATCGAAGAAGTAACCGAACGTTTCCCGATAGCTGTCTTCCCAGTTTGGCACCCCGAGCGGGGTGCCAGTGCTGTACAAATCATAGCTCTCAATGACAAAGGTACCAAAAAGCGCTGGTCTAGCAACCAGAAGGCTCGCCGTACATATGGTGTAGCCAAAGGAGGTTTTGTACAGCTAGGTAAGTTCGACCCAGATAAACCCTTAATCATCGCCGAGGGGATAGAAACCGCCCTTAGTGCTTCTCAAATTACTGGAGGATTACCCGCAATCGCCACCCTTGGCACCGAGAGCATGGAAGCACTAGCTAGTCTACCTAAACCCTACAAAAAGAACAGCGAAGTTATAATAGCACGCGACCTAGGTAAGGGTGGTGGTAAGGCAGCTAGATCTCTGGCTACCCGATTGTCCCGACAGGGGTATAAGACACGTATCGCCAAACCACTAGGTAAACGCAACAAGCGAACCAAGAAATATCCTGACTGGAATGATTTGCTGATACGAGCTGATGGAAATAAACCCCGTCTAGAAAAACTAAAACGTCGTATTATTAAAGCACGTCGTGTGAGAACGGCCAAGGGTCACGCCCTAACTATGGGTGAACTTTTAACATCAGAAACCCCCGATGACGTTCCACGTATTCTCAAACCTGTCCTAGTCTTTCCAGGGGTGTCGATGCTACACTCTCCCCCTGGACATGCTAAGACTAGACTCGCCTTATCCATCGGTTATGCTTGCGCAACCGGTGATGATTTGATGGATTGGACAGTACCGGAACCGTGTAAAGTATTGTATGTGGATGCAGAGCTAGACCCCGGATTAATCAAATCTTGGGTACGGAGATTAGGTCCGGTAAATAATAATCTGGTGTTATTAAATGATAAGTGGAATTATCGAGAGGGGAAGCCAGCATTATCCCTAGCAACGAAGGAAGACCGCGCATACCTACGTGATCAGATTGAGGTGTACGATCCGAAACTAGTAATACTAGACTCGCTATTTACCCTTGCTCCTCCAGGGATGTTGGAGGGTAAGGCATCAGAAGACCTACTCCCAGAGGTAATGAACTACCTCCTACAACTTGTCAAAGAGAACCGAAGTATTCTCTTACTGCACCACGATAGAAAGAGTGGTGGACAATACGGTTCAATGCTCAAAACAATCAGTTTAGAATGTGAAATGCAGCTACAGCGAATAGATGAATATAAATCAGACGAGCGTTGGGCCTTTGCCCTCTCCTTCCAGAAACCAAGACACTTGAAAACTGAGGAAGCCAAAACAAGAGTTATAACTATAAACACCGAAGATACCGTAGAGTGGGAACTGTCTGATCTACCTGTAGACCCCAAGAGTGCGCGTGATAGGTTGCGGCAAGATAAGGTGGAGAAACTTATGGAAGATGGAGTTGAGGATGTAGAAGAAATAGCAGAAAAATTAGAGCTGTCTGAGCGTCAGGTAAAAATGGCTCAGAAACGTCTTCTAAAACTTAATGAAAAGAAAGGCAGGAAATCAAAAAGAGGACGTTTCGATTATCGTTAGAGGTGAGGATCTTGATCGTGAGACGATCTAAAAGAAACAAGACCCAAACGTACCTCGACAGCTTAACCGAAGAACAAAAGCGAAGGTTACTTAGACAGGCTGGTTACTCTAGTTTAGGGTTAGTCATCAATAAAACCCATCGTAAAAAGATCAAACGTGTTTCTCACACTTCCGAAGGTAGAGGTCATGCTATGACAATGGGAGAACTATTAAATACCATCGAAGATTGGGAAAGGGAAACTGGTTGGAAGATATCAGATATACCCTGCCACAAATGTGGTAAACCTTCGACTAGGTTCCACACGTTCTTAAAAGATGTTACACTGTGCGATAGTTGTGAGGATACGGTCTAATGCTAGCTAAGTCTGCCGTCCGCAAATTCCGAAGTAGAAAGTTGGGGTCGTTTGAGTACTTAAAGGATCTAACACGAGATCAGCTCCTGCAAATTGTAAACGAGTTGGAACCGCGTCCTACATTTATATCTCCACATAAGATGTGGAACCATCAATTGGTAGCGTTCCTGATAGGTATCTATCTGTCACAAATATTATATTTTCTAGAGATGGGATTGGGTAAGTCCAGAGTTATCTTGGAACTGGTAGCGTACCTCAAAAAGAGTAAGAAGCTACGTGCGGCTCTAGTAGTGGTACCAAATGATGTAGCTGTAGAATCATGGGTGATGGAGGTAGAAAGGCACCGCCCGGATTTGAACTGCATTCCTATGTACGGAAGCTCAAAGGAGCGTCATCAATTATTAGCCGAAAACCGTGATGCTGATATATTTGTTATTTCCTATGCAGGTCTAAACTGGATGTGCAGTGAACTTAAAGGAGTCAAAAGAGCAAAGCGTAGAAAGCTTCATATAGACCAGAACTTATTACACCGTGTAAAATATTACTTCAATTTCATATGTCTAGATGAATGCACATCAATCGCTAATCATCGTTCCCTAACCTACCAGGTGTGTAGACAAATAAGTGATAGATATAAATACCGGATCGGGATGGCGGGTATCCCTGTAGGAAGAGATCCCCAAGTGTTATGGTCACAATTTAATTTCTGTGATCATGGAGAAACTTTAGGTGAAACACTAGGTATCTTCCGTGCTGCGTTCTTTCGACAGGAGTCAAATTACTGGAGTGGTTATTACGACTACGTGTTTGATAAGCAGTGGACTAAACTTCTGAACCGAACATTACAGAACCGTTCAATTCACTATAGCGAAGATGAGTGCAAAGACATGCCAGCCCGTGTTTACAAACCAGTGTACATCCCCTTCTCAGAAGATATGCGTGCGTACTACAATCGAATTGTCGAACAGGTGATGCAAGACAAGAAAGACCTACGTCTGGTTAGAAATTCTTTTCTCCATATGAGACAGCTAGCATCCGGGTTTATTGGTTTAATCGACGATGAGACTGGGGAACGTGCTCATATGGAGTTTCCTGAGAACCCTAAAATTGAAGCACTTGTACAAGTCGTAAAGGAGATACCCGATAACCGAAGGTTCTTAATCTATCACGAATATATCTGGACAGGAGATCGTATCAGTCGAGAGCTAGAAAAGTTAGGTATAAAGCACGGACGACTCCGAGGTGGACAGAAGGATGCACCTGCTGTGCTTCGCCAATTTGTAGAAGGTAAATCCCTTCGAGCTCTGGTAGTTAATAATAACTGCGGTGCTTTTGCACTCAACCTTCAAGTGGCAAACTATGAAATCTTTTTTGAGTCACCAGTATCTCCAATCGTACGTGGTCAAGCTGAAAAACGTATCCATCGAGGCGGTCAAAAACGTAAATGTTTTTTCGTAGACCTGATAATGCGAAGGAACACCGCCGATGAGAGTATACAAAGGTTTCTTAAAGAAGGACGTAACATCGAACAAGCTCTCATGCACGGCAAGGCTGAGCTGGGGCTTGAAAGGGTGTAAGCATGGTGATGTATCTGTGCACTAGATCAGGTTTTTTAATATAACTCCTTGATATGTTTACCTTTTTTGGCAGCAAAGAAAGGTCTTGCTTAAAACTTTGGATGATACTAGAGTCAAATTCTAGTTTATCAAGGGGACGCGACGGTCATGCTAGCCAAACAAGCTAAGACACTTGACGACCGGCATCTCATGCGGTTGTACCGCAAGCGGGCACGTAAGTGGGGTGAGAACTATCTCCGAAGACATTGGTGGCGAATAGCTGTGATGTATGATCATGAAGATCTGCAGCAAGAGGCGTTACTTGTTTTTGTTCGAGTGTATAGACACTTCCCAGGACGCTCTGAAGCAGATCTATTCCGTATCTATAAAAGGTCCTTGTCAGGACTACTGGTAAATAGAAGCAAACAATGCTTTCCCAACCCACATGCCTATATCAAAGGGATCGGGCGTTTTGTTACCGAGATGGATGAGGATAAACTCGCACAACCCTTCGAACATGAAGCAGACGCGTTTTTGACCTACTATTCTAGCGTTGCCGCTAGATTGCCTGCGGAATTAGCTGAGGTCTTAAAATTGCTTATTAGGGACCTAGTTGGGGTTTCGTGTATTGAGCAACGAAGGGCACGAAAGACGTCAGGAGGGACAAGGACAGAACCACTTAACGTAGCCTTGGCGCGGATTGTAGGTAGCAATACGTCAAGGGATCTACTGTCAGAACTTGAGACGGCACTAAATGAGGGAGTAGAGAAAACATGACGACCCACGCAATCGAAACCGAATTATTGAAAGTCACGGGGGTAAAACCCCAGCGCAAAAAGGAGGACGAACAAAAGTACCTAATGAGACTCTTGAACGCCATATCCCATAAGAGTATCACAGATGAGGTGTTCTTTGGGATGTCTGATGAAACCCAACAATGGGTCGATGAAGGGGTAGCAGCTGTAGCTAACAGTCAAGATATCCCTTACTTCAACGCAGTGGTTGGGGAAGATGAAGACGAGGAAGATGAAGACGAAGACGAGGAAGAGGTAGAAGAGGAGGATGAAGACGAAGACGAGGAAGAGGTAGAAGAGGAAGATGAAGACGAAGACGAAGACGAGGAAGAGGTAGAAGAGGAGGATGAAGACGAAGACGAGGAAGATGAAGACGAAGATAATGAAGCCGACGAAGACGAAGATGAACCTGAGGAAGAAGAGGAGTATGAAGAAATGACAGTCAAGAAAGCTAAGTCCAAGAAGTCGAAGTCAGAGAAGAAGGATAGCACCAAGGCCAAGGTTAAGAAGATCAAGACCAAGGTTGTCAAAGCCAAGGTCAAGAAGTCTGATAAGAGTACTGGATCAAAACGTGGGCGACCTAGTTCTTTTACTGGCAAAAAGATCAAAATCCTGGAACGAAAGCCCAAGATCCGAGAGGGCACCTTACGTGCGGAGCGATGGGATCTTGCCGTTAAATCCAAAACGGTGGATGCGTATATCGCAGCAGGAGGTAAGTCAGGGTTTCTCAAGGTAGCCATTGACCAGGGATGGATTGAATTGGTCTGAACGACTACAAGGTTACGAGGGGATGGGAGGACTTATTTCAATCTCCTCCCATCTCCCCGTTACCTGAAAAGCAAAAACTACTTAAGAGTTGAGAAGAGCGATGACTATTCTTCTAACTGATGAGTGTGTAGAGGCTGGTCCTAGCTACTCTATGGTACGTAGGTATTTTTCCACAGCTCGCGAGCGTCACAACGTATACATACGTCGCGCTGCGGGGAAACCACTATCCTGGAGCAACGACCCTATATTTCGTAAGTGTAAATTCTGTAATGTGTATAGAGAACTAGATAAGGTGACAATATGGTTACGTAAACATTGGCGAGAGCCACATGCAGAACATAGGAACCTAGCATTTTCGATGGCACTGGCACGTCTAATTAATTGGCCTCCAACTCTAGAGGAAATAGGTTTTCCTCATATTTGGAACCCAGATCATGCTATTTACGTAATAAGGAAACGAAAGGCACAAGGCAAGAAAATTTATACTGGCTCCTATTTGTTGGGTGCGATACCTCGTGGTGCAGAAAAGGGAGAATACTTAGTAAGATCAGTGCTTACACCGTTACACGATAAATTAAAAACCACAACTAAACTACCAAACACATTAGAGGCATCTTGGGTATGGTTTCAAGATCAACCAGGCATTGGTCCCTTTTTATCGTACGAGATTGTATCAGATCTTCGACATACGAGATATCTTCGAGATGCACCAGATATCATGACATGGGCAAATGCGGGTCCAGGCGCACTTAGGGGATTAACTCGTTTGTGGGGCTATCAACCACGGGTGCGACGAATACCAGGTTATTCCTTTCCCAAAAAACATGCACTGGGTTCAATGCAAATGCTCTTAGAAAAATCCAAGGAACATTTACCTAATCTCCCACCTTGGGAAATGCGTGAGGTAGAACATTGGCTATGTGAGCTAGATAAGTATGAGCGTATTAGACTGGGGCAGGGTATTCTCGAAAAGTTTACTCCAAAGTGGGATGACGAGTGGTAACCAAACTAATAAATAAGAGAGCAGGAGTTTAATACTCTCATATGAAGAAGGATCTCGTCTATGAAAATACTTATCACATTCTTTCCACTTTCTTCATATGGAGGAATAATTAATAATCAGGAAGGTCTTTATGTAGGTCTTAAAAAATTGGGGCACGATGTAAATGTTGTTCTCCTAGAGTGGAAAAATAAGATAAACGCGAAAGCATCAAGTCGTAGAATGCTAGCTATTAAAGGTCAACAAGGAATGTATTATGACCAGGACCTTGGATGGATCTGGCCTATTGAGAAAAGGATTCCCTATAAGGGCACTGAAAATATAAAACATTGGAAAGACTTTGCTTCAAAATATGATCTTATCATTTGGCAGGTCCCCGTACCAACTATGTCACATGTTAATTTTGGAAACACCGATTGGTTGGAACTGTATAATTTACCTGTTAAACAGATAGTTTATATACATGACGGGAACCTGCGCACCAGGGCTGGTCAACCAGGATATCCGTGGTTAGTTGAAATCCGTAAACATCTTTGTGGCGTTGCTGCTGTACACCCTTGTGCTTATTATTCAGTTGAGGGGTTAGGATTACCTCGTGCATTGATATTTAGTCCACAAATGAATATTAATAAAAGATTAAACAATACAAAATACAAAGATCGTGAAGCTGGATTTATGTCCTTGCAAACCTTCAAGATTTGGAAGCGCGTTGATGAGCTTATCAGAGCTATACCACACATGACTGGAGTCGAAAGAAAGATAGTAGCAGGTGGTGGTTTATACTATCACCATATGACAAGTGAAAAGAAAGGTAGAGAAAAATATCGACTCACTAGTCGAAAATGGGACTTTGATATAGATAAAAAATATCTTGGAAAACCTATTTGGGATGTAGCACTTCTAAATGGTATGGAATACATAGGTTATGTCCATAACAAAGAAAGGGACGAAATTCTTAAAAAGGTCCGTTTGCTTATTGATCCATCATGGTCTAAATATTATTCATCAATAGGTGATCACCCTAATCGTGTCGTTATTGATGGTATCATCTGTGGATGTGTTCCGGTTGCACGTAATCTTGGAATTACGACAAATGAAAAAGGTATCGGCGAATTTTTTAAAGCAGGAGAAAATTATGTAATGATCCCCTGGAACGCAACACCAAAAAGATTTGGAGAAATAATATCTGATGTAGTAAATATGGGTAAGACTCGTTACGAATCTATGCTCGAAGCTGGACGTAAGTTACTGCCATTATACGATTACAGAACAGTAGCGCAGTCTTTTATAGATCTTAGTAAAGGAAAACCAACTGGTGTGTACGAAAATAAAGGTTTGTGTAGATACGATCCATCATTGGAAAAGGAGTCTCAAATTTTCATGGAAACATTTTTTGCAGGTTGCGAAAAGGGTTCCTTTGAAAGTAACTCTACACCTCAAAATATATTAATTTGATTCTGATTTAATAGTAAGGCTGTATAGCTATATGAAGGGGTAAAGAAAAGGGTACGGAGGGAAATACGAACATGAAAGTGATCGAAGCTAAAGACGTAGACGATGCTTTGTGGCAACTGGTCAATCTTCTAAAGACAGAAGGACTGAACAAAACCTCCCGCGCTGGAAATGTATTCGTATATCCAACCCCCATAACAACAATCTACTTTAATCCTCGTAGACGTGTACTCCTTTCTCCCGAACGAGATGCTAATCCATTCTTTCATCTTGTAGAAGCCTTCTGGATGCTAGACGGACGGGACGATCTACCTACTGTAGAATTTTTTAACCGACGTATGAGAGACTTTTCCGACGATGGTGTCAAGCTTCATGGAGCTTATGGTAAACGGTGGAGAAACTGGAAAATACAGCAAGGAGTAATGGATCAACTTGAACGAGTTATTAAATTACTAAAGAACCATCCTCACAGTCGTCGTGCCGTAATCCAAATGTGGAACCCAGCCTCTGATCTTTTGATAAAAGAAGATCTATTAAAAGATGCTCCATGCAATCTAACTATCTCCGTACAAATAAATTACTTGACCCCAGCTCATAGACCAGAACTAGATATTATAGTATTCTGTCGCAGCAATGATGCAATTTGGGGAGCCACAGGCGCGAATGCTGTACACTTCTCTATTCTACAGGAGTATCTAGCAAAAAGACTAGATATATCTATGGGAAAGATGTACCAAATCAGCGTAAATCTTCACGCCTATGAGTCCGTCATAAATAATTTAAAACTCTCCTCACCCGATAGAGGGCACGCGACAGACGTAATAATCACAGATGCTGAATACTTCGACATCGAACTGAGACGATTCTTTGAATATATAGATGGTGATGGAGAACCGAAAGCTTGGTCTCCAGAAGTAGAGTGGTCAAATAAATTCTTTCCTGAAGTTGCTCTTCCAATGGTCTTAGCATATAGAGTGTTCCGTAGGGGTGGAGACGAAGAACGATATGAGGAAATGCTAAAGATCTTAAACACTGGTGACAACTCAGATTGGACAAAAGCAGCACGTGAGTGGACGCAACGAAGGTGGGCTGCTTTCCTGGAGAAACGACATGGCACATGAAATAGACTGTCTAGATAAAGTCCTCGAAATCCTAGAGAAGGATAAGGAAGTGCTTGATCAGAAGCACCGTGAGTATGGTGGATCGTGCTTCAAACGCGGTGGAGTTGGCTTCTTCATGATGTTAGCTCGTAAATGGGACCGCTTGGAAGTAGCTGTAAAACAGGTCGATTGGGATATCTTCTTTGCTGTAGATACAGATAGTAGAGAAGAAGGGGTCCTAGACGATATACGGGATCTACGTCGTTACCTAGCTCTAGCTGAAGCGTACATAAATTCTAATCTACGTCCCTCAACCTCAAAAGGAAATCCTGAAGATCTATTCGCATCCAAACAACTCGCAGGACGTATCGAACAAGCTAATCCTTATGGATATGACCCCAATGAAGATGGTCTAGATGAGTCTGATAGCTTCTATCGCGGCGAAAAGAGGTAGTAAAAGATGATATTTAGACCTATAATACTCTGGATCGCCGTTTGGATAATACTACACCTTATAATAATGGGACCAAGCTAATGAAACGTGAGGATCTACTAAAGACTCTAAAACTTGCTGCGCCAGCCCTTCTAGGTGACAGCGAAGTTGTGCTACCTATTCTCCGAAGCTTAAAGTTTACAGGAACCCACGTGATAGCATCCAACGATATAATATCTGCATGTCTTTCCGTTCCTGTTACGACACCCGGTATCGTAACGGGAAAGAAGCTCATAAGCTTTCTGTCAGCATGTAAATCCAAGTCAGCTAAATTCTCCCCTACAAAGAAGAGTGATATCCTAGTTAAATGTGCTGCTTCCAAGCTCATACTAAATTGCCATCCCGAAGACGAGTGGCCTTACGAGTTCCCTGACATCGAACAGGCGGAAACTATATCTATAAACGAAAACTTCTTCGACGCTATCGAACTTTGCTCTGCTCAATCACCGGATACGGGAATAGGTGGATGGCAAGGGGGTATCGTATTAGTCTTAGGGCAAAACCTTAGAGTTTACGGAGTAGGACAGAGTCGCGCAACAATCTCATTTTGTCGCGTGGAAGGTGTATCTACAAAACGAAAGACAGATCGGCAAGTTGTCATACCCTCTTCGTTCTGTAAACTTGCAGCTTCGGTGTCCAGAAGCTGTGGTACTGATGCTAAACTCCATCTTACTGAAGATAGTGCCGTAATAGATTGGACGGATGGGGAAAATATAGTAGCGACTAGACTTATGGATGTAGACATGCCTGATATAGTGGGTCGATTTAATAGTGTTGTAACCAAAGGTATGAAGTTCGAACCGATTACCGAGTTGCTATCAGCGGCGCTAAGACGGGCAGCAACTATTGGAGATGACGGAACCTGCCATATACGTATTGATTCAGGAAAATTATTACTAAGCGCCAAGTCAGACGCAGGCGCAAATCTAAAAGACCTGGTAGATTTCCCCAAAAACAAAGACTTCCCTGCTGTAGGTTGTTCCATCGCAGCAGACCTTATATGCAAAAGATTGGATAGATGCGGTGAAGTCTGCTTTAGTGATCATACTACTGTCATGCGTTCGGCATCGGGAACTTTTATATATGTTGTAGCTAATCGGAGCGACCACAACTGATGAAACCCCAAAGAAGCCCGCAGGCGCGTTTTTAGGTTTTTCCGGTATTGGATACCCTAGAAAGCTTCAACCCGACCCTACGAGCTTCTTTGGAGGCTGTAACGGGTATCTAAGGGTTGCCTATATACCGTTCTCAAATAAGGAATTGATACCTTGACCAGTGGGCTATTCTCTGAAGACGAGTTTGCATCAAAGCGGCGGACTCAGTTTCAACGGTCTGAGCGTACCTTGGAAAAGATGGGGTGCAAGGCTTGTCCTCTGAACAACGCGAAAGATTTACAACATCCTAAGATGCCAGCTACGGGGGCGGATCGTCCGCTTGTATACTTTCTAGGAGAAGGACCAGGACAGGAAGAAGATAAGCTCGGTAGGCAGTTCGTAGGTAGATCTGGTAAGCTCCTTCGCGAATATATTCCAAAAGATCTACTCCCTAAGATACGTTGGAATAACACGATAAATTGCAGACCACCAAATAACGCTACACCAACCTCTGTCGAAATTGCTTGTTGTCGTTCACGTTTGGTAGAAGACATAGAGCGCACGAAACCCAAAGCGATCTTTGGACTCGGCGGTGTTCCCCTCAAATGGGCTGTTGAAGAAGAACGAATAACCGCGTGGCGTGGTCTACGTGTCCCTGTCAAAATAGGAAATCACTGCTGCTATTACTACCCCTTCTATCACCCCTCGTACCTAGGACGGATGCGAAGGGTTAATCCTAGAACCAGAAAATCTATCCCCAGTGAAATGGAAAAACTCTTTGAGTCTGATATTATACGCGCAATCGAAGAAGTATCATTGTTACCTGATGCTACTGTAGTGGGGGGAGATGAGATAACATCAGGTATTACCACCGTAACTGGTAAAGAAAAGGATCTAGAACTAGTCTTGGAAAAGCTACACGAATACGGAGATCTACCTTTTGTGGCGTTTGATTATGAAACAGCCAGTGATGAGAAGGGTGTAGATCGACAAGTTAGACCTTACGGACACAATGCGCGGATACTAAGCATAGCAGTAGGTACCGAAGACGACGTACTAGCTTTTCCACTTTATCATAGAGAAGCATGTTGGTCAAAAAACGATCTTAATATCTTACTTGCAGCATGGGAATCGTTTCTCTGTTCACAGGCTGAAAAAATTGTTCACCATTTATTCTTTGAACTTGAGTGGACAGTAGAACTGTTTGGAAAACACCTAGCCAGATGCTGCACCTGGCATGACACAATGGCACAGGCATATGTTCTAGGTCGTCCAAAGGGAACGACGAACCTTGACGCCCTCGTATTAACCAATTTTGGGTTCCGACTTAAAAGAGTAGCTCCGGTAAACACCTCTGATCTGGATAGCGAACCATTGGATCGCGTGTTACTCTATAACGCATTGGATACCAAGTGGACACACGCGCTATTCGAGATTCAAGCAGAGGAAATTAAATATGAAGAACGCGACAAAGTGTACCTAGAACAAGTAAGGAGAACTCCAACTGTCGTGCTAAAGTCACACTTTGGTATGCTAGTAGATTTTGGCGCCATCCTTGAGTTCGATAAAAAGTACAGTCCTCAAATAATAGAACTGGAAGAGTGGTTCAAATCTTGTCCTGAAACCAAGAAATTCCTTGAGCGTATAGGACGGAAGTTCAAACCAGCCTCTCCAAAAGATGTACAGCTCATGCTCACGAATATTCTAGGACGTAGGGAATGCAAGGTTGGAGAAGACGAGTACGGTAAGGTTAAGTACTCTACTGAAGATGCTGTATTAGAACAGATCCCCCTAGAAATCGCGCAGAAGATACGAGAGTACCGTGCTGTTAGAGGAAACAAATCAAAATATGTAGATCCATTATTTCCTAAAGGTTATGACCCAAGAGTATATGTCAATCGGCGGTCGGTTGGAAAATGTATCTGGCCAGATGGTATGACACACGCTGCTATAAAAACTCAATTCCTTGTGACTAGACGTACATCTTGTGAGTTTCCTAACGAACAGTTCTGGCCAAAACGCGATGAAGGTTATGCTGATCTACGTAGATTATTTATAGCTCCGACGCGAAACGTACGAAAAAGATTAATAGACGGATTGAACTTATATCTACCCAGTCACATTTGCGAAGATGACTGCTGGTTTGTAACAATAGACTATGGTCAAATGCAGGCACGTATTGCTGGTATGTTATCTGGAGATGAGGTTTACTGTAAATATCTCTGGGACCGTAATGACCTTCACATGCGTTGGACAAAAGAACTAGCTCGTGCTTATCCTAGACGCATAGGAGGAAAGAAATTTCTTAAAGATAAAGACACAATAAAGAAGTTTAGAACGGATGTTAAAAACCAATGGACGTTTCCTCTAATCTTCGGAGCCACTGCAAAATCAGTATCAGAGTATCTACATATTCCAGTAGAGCATCTTAAACCTCTGATAAAACAGTTCTTCCTTGAAATGCCGGGACTTGCACAGTGGCAAAGAGAAACTAGACAGTTCTACGATGAATATGGATACGTAGAAGGACCTACAGGATGGCGTCGTTATAGTCCAATGGATCATGGTGAAGTTATAAATACTCCTATTCAGAATGGAGAAGCAGAGATAGTTATGGATGCGATGACTAGACTCTCAGAAGTAGCACAAGAACTTGACATGTGGCAATTTCAAGCTCGGTTGATGGTGCATGACGAACTTGCCTTCTGGATTCCTAAGAGGACTATTGATAGGGATCTAGAGTTCATTGCTCAGGAAATGCTAAAGTGCGAACACTTTGATTGGGTCACTGTCCCATTGGCACTGGAGATATCTAAAGGTAAGAATTGGTTCAATCAAGATAATGTATCAACTGTATATAGTGACGACCTTGGGCTCATTAGCCGTGAACAACACGGATTTTAGGCTATTTATACGAGAGGAGAAGGAAATGCCGTCAGCGTCTGATGAGTTAAGGGCAGTCATGGAAGAGCTGTTCAACGATCCTATAAGTGACCAGGGTCCGATTAGTTTCCTCGAAAGTAAAGGACACACACTGACCCGCGACTGGCGGTGGAAGCTAAAAGATGGGGAAACACTGGAGAGTATATCACATAATGAGTTCCTGTGTATAAAGTTTTTGATTGATGAATGGGATTTTGGAGGGATAAAATGATGCCCCCTGACGGGCTGGTCATCGAAAATGATGAGGGTTGGGGTTGAATCGTCGGACCCGAATTTGGATGCATACACTTCGAGGTTTGGGAGAAATTAATATGACCACTGAACTGATCATAAAGTATCGCCCTACTACCTTCGACAAGATAGTGGGTCAAGACGCTGTCTGTAAGTCCATTCAGCGGGCGCTAGACAAGAAGCGCGGCCGCAGCTTCCTCTTATCGGGACCCTCCGGCGTCGGAAAAACCTCAATAGGTCGCCTCATCGCCAGGAAGGTAGGTTGCACGTCCTTTGACCTTATCGAAGTGGATGGTGCAACCACCACCGGCATCGACGCTATGCGGGAATTAACTTCTCATCTTCATTACCAATCAACAGGAAGTGCGGCACGGGTGGTAATCGTAGACGAATGCCACGCGCTGAGCTCTCAAGCTGTCAAGTCTACACTAAAAATCCTAGAGGAACCCCCCGCTAATGTCTACTGGGTCCTTTGCACAACTGAACTATCCAAGGTACCTAAAGAGGTACGGACACGCTGCCTAGAATACAAGCTCAAGCCGGTACGTAGAGATGATATATTAAGTCTACTAAAGAAAGTATCATCGGCTGAAAAGTTACCCATAAGACGAAGCAGAGAATCACTAGAAGCTGTGGCAGAAATAGCAGAGGGTAGCCCTCGGCAAGCCTTATCCATCCTGGCGCAAGTAGGACATTTGAAAGACGAAGAGGAAGTAAGAAGCCTAAGTGGAGAAGATACCGCTACGTCTAAGGAGGCAATCGACCTGTGTAGACTCCTTATCAAAGGAGCAACTTGGAAGGATCTATGTGCGTGTATATCCAAACTAGATGCGGCACCCGAATCAGTCCGCATTATAGTGCTACGTTACATGGCAGTAGTTGTCATGAAGGGTAAAAGTCCAGACCGAATACTCGCCATCATGGATGAATTTAGCCAACCTTTCTTAGACCGTGAAGGCAAGGCTCCGCTTTTGTTAGCCTGCGCTAGATTGTGTTTTAGCTAAATAAAAGCCACGGCTGTATTATAGTATAGGAGGGTTGATATCATGCCTAAGAAAACCAGAAAGAAAGTTACCGAAGCTTCTACCGTATCCTGGCCACAATATGAGCTACGATTTGATCCTAACGAGTTCCGAGAGCGTCTTCGTATCGACCGGCACTCCCTAGACGAGGAAGTGGAACAGCAGGCTGAGCTTTACGGTGAGGTAGCTGATGCAGCGGTACGTGCCAAGTCAATCGTTGATTCACTAGAGGAACAGCTTAAAGAACTAGAGTCTTCCCTCGATGTAGAAGCACGAGAGGAAGCCGAAGCTAACCAGGAACGTACCACCGAAAATGCTATCCGGGCAAAGGTAGCTGGTAGTGATCAAAGAAAGATAATGGTCATACGTATTCTAGAGTCGAAGGATCTACAACGACGCCTTGACGCTCTAGCTACTGCATTTCGCCAGCGTAGCTATGCGCTTCGTGATGTCGTAGACCTATACCTATCATCGTATTATTCATCTAGGTCTGCGGAGGGTTCCCGTGAAGACCATAGAGATTCGGAGGTAAGTCGAATAACAACTCGTATGCGTGAACGTAGAGAGAAGCGGGTAAAGCGTCACCGAGTACGTCCCGCAAGAGATTAGGGAAATGGAGTTTCTGACCAATCTGCTGTACGAGCTAATCGTTGTTATATATTGGACATTGGTAACGATTGGGATCGTGATAGCTGTATTAGTTGTTTGCTATGCTGCCGCACGAATTATAGCAGTAGCTTGGCACCGAACAAAGCGAGAGTTCGCTATAATGAACCGCAACGAAAAGGAACATAGACATGGCAAAGAAGACAAGTAAGAAGTCCAAAAAGACTGGACGTAAGAAGTCAGAGTTCAAATACCGAGCTCGTTCCCGAGAAAGCTACGAACGTAGCGCCTCGGAGAGCTCGGGATCATTTGACAGTTACGTAAAAGACGGAACTTCCCGGTTCCAGCCACACGATGGAAACAACCGAATACGTATCCTTCCTCCCACCTTCGAAGATCCAGACAGCTTCGCACTTTCAATGCTCGTACACTATAGGGTAGGAGCAGACGAACAGACCTACCTGTGTCGCAAGATGTTAGATAACGACGAAGATTGTGCTATCTGCGATGAGTACAGTAAACGGGTCTTGGATGGTGAAGCTGATGAAGCGGTTGGCTTCAAGCAAAAGAAGAGAAAGGCAATCTGGCTTATAGACCGCAAGGCTGAGGAGGATGGACCACAATTCTGGGCTATGCCTTTCGGTACTTGGAAAGACGTCGTCCTGGTATGTAAAGACGAAGATGGGGACGTTATCGACTTAGACGAACCCAACGAAGGACGAGACGTACTCTTCACCAAAGAGGGTGCCCAACTACGAACCAAGTACACGGGTGTTCGCCTAGGTAAGCAACGACCCATTTTCGATAATGACAACGCTACTGAAGACGCACTAGAATTTGTCCAGGAGAACCCTCTGGATAAGGTGCTAAACTTTTACGAGAACGAATATCTACGTGCAGTCCTGGAAGGTAAATCCACCCGACGTACTAATGATGATGATGATGACGAGGAAGAGGAAGAGGAAGACAGCTCAGAAGAGTCAGAGGATGAGGAAGATGAAGAAGATGAGAGTTCAGAAGACGAGGACGAAGAGGATGAGGAGGTAGAAGAAGAGGAAGACGACGACGAGGACGACGAAGAAGAGGAGGATGAAGACGAGGATGAGGAAGACGAGGATGAGGAAGAAGAGGAAGAAAAGCCTAGGAAGCGCAGTCGTGTAGATTCAGATAAGTCAGCTAAGAACCGTCTAAAAGCAGCAGCGCAAAGAGCTCGAGAAGCTACTGCAAAAGGCAAGAAGTCGGGAAAGCGTCGTAGATAACTATGTCCAAAAAAGCCCAGCGTACAAGACCGCGCCTAGCTGATGCAAAAGACGCTAGGCGCGGGGCCTATTTCCTCTCACCATCGGAGACCATGACCTTTATTCATAGTGGTGCAACCCCCCTTGACTGCGTTCTAGGTGGTGGGTGGCCACTTGCTCGCGTATCAAATGTAGTTGGGGATAAGTCCACTGGAAAAACTCTATTAGCTATCGAGGCTATGACGAACTTTGCGATACAGTCTCCCAAAAATATGAAGATCAGATATGCTGAAACTGAACAAGCGTTCGACAACGAATATGCAGCAGCATTGGGTATGCCACTGGATCGTGTAACTAAACCAAAAGAACCACTAGAAACCGTTGAAGCTTTCCACGATGATCTTATGGGATACCTAGACAAGTGTAAGGGAGGAGGATTGTACGTACTAGATTCCCTGGATGCTTTATCAGATTCTGCAGAACTAGATAGGGGAATAGGTAAGGACAGCTATGGTGCTAGCAAAGCCAAGAAAATGTCCCAGTTATTCAGACGCAGTATACGACTTGTAGAGCAAAGCCACTGCCATCTAATGGTTATAAGTCAAGTACGCGACCGAATAGGAGTGGCGTTTGGTAGGAAGTACTCCCGTTCGGGAGGTAGAGCACTAGACTTCTACGCTAGTCAGATAATCTATCTAGCTCACATAGGTGAGATAAAACAGAAGCGCAATAAACTACAGCGTACCGTAGGTGTCAACATTCGTATCAAGTGCACCAAGAACAAGGTGGGATTGCCGTTCCGACAATGTGATATACCTATTTTGTTCGGATATGGTATAGAAGACGTATCAGCGTGCATTGACTGGCTGCTAGAAAATAAGCAGACCGACAGAACTGATTTAACTATCAAGGATTTGAAAGGTATTCGTACAGACGCTATTCATTCTAGATTAGAAGATACCGACGAATTGAGGCAGGAGCTAGCTAAGCATGTAGCAGAGGGATGGAAAGAGGTAGAAAACACCTTTCTACCAAAAAGAAGGAAATACCACTGATGTCCAAACACTCTGTACTCTGGTGGATAAATAGAGCTAATCAACGTGGTTTTTTGGTAAACAATCTCTTTCAACACGACGACGTAACATGGCAGGCCAACTTCAGAAAGCGTGATAACAAAATATTCACGATTTTTGGATATGGTAAGACCCCACATAAAGCATTAGCTAATGCACTAAAGAACAGAGGTGGAGACAGCCTACCAGAGAAACCGCGCAGGATCAGACCGAGGTTACAAAGATCCCGCGATAATTAAGGAGCAGGAAAAATGTCGGCAACACTTTTCATTACAAAAACACCTAAAAGAATAAAAGATGAAATTGGTTTTAAGATCCCCCTTCGTGATTCAATAAGGGATTATTTCAACGTAGGATCGGGTAGGATCACAATCTACAGATCTGATAAGACAGTTGCGTTCTTTGAAGGACTACTTGCTGCACAAGGATCAAAAAGTACAGACAAGAGAGATCTGGAAAAGGTTATAGATATGATAGAAGATAGAGGATCTATTGACATGTGGATAGAGTACGGATAATAATGAAAGAGGAGCAAAACGAGATGGCTGTAAAAATAACGATAAGTGTGATTTTAGGAGATATTTGGGGTGCGGATGAATGTCTAACAGCTGGAAGTAAATTAGGACTTATCGAATTGCTCGAAGAAGACCTATCACTCTTTTGGGAAGATGTTGTGGAAAACGGAAACATCAAGATTGAGAAAGTAGAAAAATGAGGGTCCTCGGCATAGACCCCGGACTTCAAGGTGCTCTTGCAGTGTGGGACGGTAATTTACTCGTCGTCTTTGACGTACCAATAGTGAAGGCAAGATCCCGCGGACACGACATTAACATACCAGGTCTAATAGAGATCATAAATCACTTAAACGACCCACCATTTCTATCAGCTTACATTGAACGCAATAGTTCCCGCCCGGCAGAAGGAGTCTCCTCTGCTCGAAAAGGGGGTCTTGTAGAAGGGATCCTATTAGGAGCTGTAGCGATGCGATGTGTAAACGTAGTTAGACCAACTCCTTCTAAGTGGAAATCAGCTATGGGTCTAACCAAAGATAAAGATTACTCACGAACCCTCGCTACCGAAACTTTCCCCAGATACTGGAAACTGTTTTCGCGCAAGAAAGACCACGGCCGTGCGGAAGCTGCGCTGTTGGCATACTATGGATTGGAGAATCAATAGTGCCATCTTTAAGAAGAAGGAAACAAGAGAAAAAGGGACGCAAAATCAGGAGCTGTTTAATGTGCAGGAAAGATTTCATGAGTCAATGGAAGGGTAATAGATTGTGTGATCCATGTCGTCGTAAAGCAAAAAATATAAACA